TTTTACATCTCTGATCTAGTGGATGTTCCGCTTTATCAAAACTATTTACAAGTCTCAGATGCATCTAATTTTGTCATTGTATTTGGCACAAATGACTACGGCTCAAGCACGCTAGACCCCATGTTGATTCGTTGGTCTGACCAGCAAAATCCTTTGGTTTGGTATCCTGATATTACCAATCAAGCGGGTAGCGTGCGCTTGTCGCACGGCTCACAAATTGTCACGGCCATCCAAACCCGTCAAGAGATATTTGTATTGACCGATGCGGCTTGTTATTCTTTTCAATACCTTGGCCCGCCTTATGTTTGGGGCGTACAGCTTCTTGGTGAAAACACAACAATCATTGGGCCCAATGCAGCAGCGCTTGCTTCGGGCGTTGTGTACTGGATGGGTGTTGATAAGTTTTACATGTATAGCGGCGGTGTAGCCCAGACGCTAAATTGTGACCTGCGCCGATATGTTTTCCAAAATATCAATTACTACCAAAACCAACAAGTTTACTGCTCTACAGTAGAAGGCTTTAATGAGGTTTGGTGGTTCTATGTATCAGGCACGGGTACACAGATTAACAGCTATGTTGTCTATAACTACGCTGAGAAAACATGGTATTACGGCACAATGGGTAGAACAGCATGGCTAGATACCACACTTCAAAATAATCCGATTGGAGCAACATACAATGGCTATTTGCTTAATCAAGAAAGTGGCGTGGACGATAACGAAACGGGAACTCCTATTGCTATTGACGCTTACATATCTTCTTCTGAGTTCGATATTGGTGATGGGGATCACTTTGTATTTGTTGATCGCATACTTCCTGACTTAACGTTTGAGGGGTCTACCAACAACAGTAGCCCAGTCACCACAATGACTTTGTATGCCTTGACCGATTCGGGCTCGGGTGCTACCCAGACGTACAGCAACAATGTTGCGTACCAAGCGGCCTATAACATTACCCAAGAATTTACGGGCCAAGTCTATACCAGGATCAGAGGGCGCCAAATGATCTTTAAGATGGAGTCCAACAAGATTGGCACGACATGGCAGTTGGGCGCACCACGCTTTAGTATTAGACCAGACGGACGCAGATAATGGCTACAAAACCCATCAATCCCGCAGTACCGAACCTGCCCATAGCCCCAGATTTATACGATAAAACGTATGTAGACAGGCTGGCCAACGTTCTACGTTTGTTTTTTAATCAGTTGAATGGGGTTTTAGGCACAGTCATTGATGCCTATATTACCAACACATCCATAACTACAGTGGCCAAACTACCCACAGCGTCCATGACCAACGCGGGGACTAGGACTTTTGTGTCTGATGCAACGGTTACAACTTTTGGGTCAACGGTGGTTGGTGGCGGTACAAATACCGTGCCTGTTTACTCGACAGGTACTAGCTGGAAGATAGGTTAAATGGTAAACTACAAACTATTATTGGAGCGGTTTTATGTCTGATATTTTTAGCAATGCGCTGAACGGCATATCGAATGCCATCCATGATGTAGGCAAAAGTTCTATCGGACAGATGGCCGAGGCCGCTGCACTGGCGTATTTTACAGGAGACCCAGAGGGGTTTCTTTCTTCCGGCGGAACATCATTCGCTGGAAATCTAGGCATTACAAGCGCTGCTGGGAATTTTGGCGTTGCTTCTGGTTTGGTTAATCTATTAAATGGCGGGAATATTGGTAGCGCCCTTACGCAGGGTGCAATGGCCTATGGGCTCGGTAGTTTATCGGGAGCAGGTAATTTAGCTACGGCTGATCCTTTGGGCGGCACCGAGATGCTACCATCTCAGGCTACCCCTGGAGCTCCAAGCATTAGTAATTACGCATCATACAATACGAACAATATGGGTGGTGCCGATGAATTGGCGCAACAACCAACTGATTTTAGTAATTATTCAAATGCCCCTGTTGCAGCGCAAACCAATCTTACCGCTACCCCGCTTGGACCAACTACTCCGTCTTATTCAAATATTTCTTCTGATGTAGATGCTCAGGCAATTAATGGTTCGCAAACTGCACCATCATCTCCTGCTGCACCATCATCTGCTGCGCCAACACCTACACCAAGTGGACTTTCAGAAAAAATTGCTAAAAGTGCAGTTGATAAAGTCGCTCCAACAACCTTGTGGCAAGACTTTAAAGCTTTGCCAAATTGGGAAAAAGCAGCAATTGGCGTTGGTGGAATTGGTTTACTTAAAGCCGCCGCTAAACCACAGCAATTAAACTACAACGCACCCAACAATCAACAACTACGATACTTTGGCGGTAGTGTATTTTCAGGCCCGAGCAATGTGTATCAGACTAAAGCCGCTACTGGCGGTCTGGTTGCCTTGGCCAAAGGCGGTGGTGTTCACCATTACGATGATGGTGGAACGGTTATTGGATATTACGATGATGGTACTCCTCAATACGCATCTGCACCTGCCGCTCCCGCCGCTCCTGCTGCGCCTGCGGCTCCTGCTACACCACAATACACATCTTATACCCCACAACAAATAACAGATTATTTTGCTCAAAATCCCGGCGCAAATGTTGCTCTTGCCGAACAACAATTCAACGCTGATCCTGCGGCTGTCAATGCTGCCATTGCTGCTTCTGCACCTCCTGCCAATAATCCATTGGCTCAGGCCATTCAAAATGAACAGGCAGCCCCAGCTTCACAACCCGCACCAGCACCAACACCAGCACCAGATCGTAACTATGTTGCTGATGATTCAGGTAACTATATTGATTCTTCCGGTAATTTTATTGATGTTAGTAATACCCCCGGGCCTAACAATATCGTGGGTGGTGACGGAGGTTTAAAGATCCCTGCTATTATTGGCTACTATGATGATGGCACACCACAGTATGCTTCTACTCCTACTCCGGCTCCTGCTACAACACAGTCGGGCGGTGATGGTATAACTTCTATAATGCCTTTGATCAATGCTGCTTCAACACCAGCATCTTCCGCTCCCACGCCTGCTCCCGCACCTTTTAACCCAGCGTCAGTCAATGCTAATTCAAGTACAGCAGATATAGCATCAGCCGTTTCAGCGCTTCAATCCAAAGGTTTAACAGACAATCAAATTGCCCAGCAATTGTACAATCAAGGCATTATTGCACCGCAAGTTATTTCAGCAGAAGGCGCAAAACCAGGGGACGCAACCTACAACCGAATTGAAAATGCATATGGTCAAACTACATTGACAAATCCAAGTGTTTATGGGATCAACCCAAATGCTCCAGTACCGGCTGGTTTAGCTGCTATTGATAAAGCTATTACAGGTAGTGCCACAGCAACTCCTCAACAAGCTGGAATACAGGCAATTAAAAATGCACAAGAATACGGGTTGTTGCAATCACTTGCGAACCCAACATCAACAGACATAACCAATTTCCAAAATGGTAGCGCTGCTGATAAAAACAAAGCCATTCAAAATGCAATTACTGCGGCTACAGATTTGTATGGTGGAAACACTACGCAAGCTCAAGCAGCTATTGCCACACTCATGGACAAGTGGGGTGTTAAACCTACTGATGTCGGTACAGCTATTGGTGTTAATCCAAGCACAATTCAAAACCTTTATAACGCTGTTGATCCAAGTGGTGTTTATGCGCTACACGCAGCAATTAATAATGCGACCACTCCAACAGCGCCCGTAGTAACCGCTAAACCAACTCCTACCCCAACTCCTACACCAACACCTACTCCCGCACCAACATTGCCGGGCACCGTACCAGTTTCAACGCCAACAACTACACCTACAACACCTTTAACTACGCCATCAATTACAGCGTCTCCTGCAGCAGTAATGGCAAATACGCTGACACAGCCTGCAAATAACTACACGCCGGGCTATATCAGTAACTCAACGACCAACCCAACGTCAGCCCCTGGAGTGTCTGGCTCGCACGCATTCATTGATGCAAACGGGTATGTTTCTCAAAGAGCCAATGAGGTAGGCCAACCATTGAATGCTCAAGGTTTCTTGGGGAACTGGACGTCGCTACAGCAAATGAAAGACGCATACACCAAAGCGGGTGGAAGTCTGGGCGCTACCAATCCTCCGGCTCCTACAACAACTACAGATGCGGCAACACAACATATTTTGGATATGTTGTCTGGAAAAATACCTGCATCAAAGGTTCCTTATACGACTGATGGCCAGATTTTTAAACCTTACTATACATCTGTGATGGGGATGAAAGAGAATCCTGTATACACAATTTCTCAGCCAACCATATTTGATCCTACGTCTAGATCGTATGTTGCTAATCCAAACTACGATCCTAACTTCAATGCAACGGCAGATTACATTGGGGCTTATCTACCAGGATACAAAGGAGAGCCCGTTCCTGGATTAAGTCAAAA